GGTTTAGTTCGCCGGGTTTGACGGAAAAATCAAGTGTATCAGACAGTACCGGAAACAATACGCCTACTGTTGACAAGGAAGAATTTCCTAATGTTGGCAGCGGACTAGTTGATATCAAAACCCGGCGTAGCCTTGCCGCCGGACCTGGCGCGTCACTTGTGTTAAGTACAACATATAAAGACTATGGAATATATGTAATAAACAACACTGCCAAGCTTGTCAAAGGAACTGTCATAGGAACAGTGTCATGGAAGTCGTTGATGGATGTGCAGCCTGGAACATATCAGGCAACTATCAGCCAAATTAGAATTAAAAAGGCCGAGCAAGGACTGTATATAATCGGCTATGTTACCATTGACAGCAATGACGAAACAATATTAAACATTTCGTGGGATACCGACACTATCCCGTCAAATACTGTGCTAGAAGGCCCAGCAAGAAATCCATCAAGTTGGACAACAGTTGATTTTATTATTGACCCGTTGAGATGGAGTCCTGTTGACAGACTGGTTCCAGGATTGAGATTACTAATACTCGACAACATCGGCAACACTATAAACACAGATGGTGCCGACGCATGGAAGAACGCCGACAACACAGACTTTGTAGCAGACGAAGGTGATATTATCGAATGGAGTGGAACACAGTGGTCCGTTATTTTTGATGCAAGTACTGCAACTGATACAATATACACCAGCAACCTCAATACTGGCGTACAGTACAAGTGGACACCCAAGGGATGGATTAAATCCTTTGAAGGCGAATATTCAGGAGGAACCTGGATGCTGTACTTAGATGGCTAACTATTAGTATGAAAAAGATTGTATGCTCTGGTGCCCTGTTCTACACATTAGACACCAATAGATTTTTATTACTCCACAGAACTCAAAGTAAACAAAATAATGTTTGGGGGCTAGTTGGTGGCACCAACGAGGAAAAAGAAACTCCGTGGGAAGGTCTGCGAAGAGAAATTCAAGAAGAAATTGGAACTATTCCAGACATTAAGAAAACTATTCCCTTAGAAACATTTGTTAGCAACGACGAACATTTTAGCTTTCATACATACTTGTGTGTAACAAACCACGAGTTCATTCCTGTACTAAATGACGAACATGACGGGTATGCATGGGTTACTTTTGGAAAGTGGCCAAAGCCGCTTCACCAAGGACTTGCTAACACACTAAGAAGCAAGACTAACAAACAGAAACTCGAAACTGTGTTTAAGTTAATTGACTTAATTTCTTAAAAATAGTTATATTTTAAATAGACTTTTTAAAATGATAATCTCCATCGACATCGGTATTAATAAAATTAGAAACTAATTCAAATCCAATTGATTGCAGGTATTCAATTACTTCAGGTGATTTCGGCGCCCCTTTGTTATAATCTACGTGCTGCGCTTCAAGGATAATGTCAGTAACATTAGCCAACACACAAGTACTACCTCTGAGTACATCCAATTCGGCTCCTTGAACATCTAACTTAATCATATCTGGTAACGGCCAATTATTCTGTTTAGCAATATAATCTAGTGTATATCCTGTCCTGTTGGTTTTATGACTATTGTTATATGCTTCGGTGTTTTCTAAATAGTAAGAATTTCCACCTGGATCATTACTATTTTCATAAAACTCAACCTCTTTGTTATCAGAGTCTGATAACACTGCTATTTTCCATTTGTGTCCCGAAGTTTCAAGAAACGGCTGAACTGACATAGTAGCATCAACTAAGCAAAATTCTGCTTCTGGCCAGATACTACTAGCATGACGAGTCCAATGTAACACACATGCTCCGATGTCGTAAATTACCTTAGGATTGCTGTTTATTTTTTTTAGATACTCTACATGAAGTGCTGGTAAAAGATCTCGATCTGCTACGCTCTGCAAATGTGGTATTTCTTCTTTATCAGAAGTTACAACAAATTTAGTATTTCCGATATGATCGCAGCGAATAGATTCATCTGCCCATATAGTAAATCCGTGCGCGCGAGCTTTTTTGCAGAAGTAAATGTCTTCGGATATTGTGTCTTTGTGATCCAATGCTGATTGATAATAAAAATGTGGATATTCAAGTTGTCTAAACACATTACTATTAATAAGAACACATCCCATGCCACACCCTGCAATCTCTACTATTCCTTTTCCTTGTATAGCAGTAATTGGAATATTTGTGCAGCCGCCGTTTCCAGAATCCATGTACACCTCAAGTGTATGAGTGTCAGGAATTCGCTGAATATACAACCCGCTAATAACATCTTTGTCAGCTTTTAACATTTTAACTAATGTATCAGGCTGTAATACAATATCGCTATCTACAGAAAACAAATAATCATAGTTTTTAGCCCATTTACCAATAAGGTTTCTTATTTGATCTATTTGATATCCGTAAAAAAATTGAAATTCTGTTTCATAACCGTCGGGCACTATTAAGTCATATACTGACTTCATCGTTTCCGGTTCTATATATTTGTTAGTCGGAATTCCAATTAGTATTTTTTTATTAGTCATATACGATCTTTCTGAATTTAGTGTTTGTTCTACTGCATTTACCTTGTAGTCGTTGAGAGGATTAATGTCATTGTAGTTAACTATTATTTCTTTTATAGCTTTTGGATTTGTACTATCTTCGATCATTTTGTAGAACATAGGATTATCGGCGCCCGACTTCATGAACTCTCCACTGGAGTCTTTTACTACACTGGTATCAAACTTGCGAGCTAGTTTTCCGCTAACTGTTCTTAGATGAGTGTAGGGTATTCCCCAATTAAATTTACAAGATCTATATGTTTTATCTTGTATTACATCCGGTGGATAATCCTGTGCAATTAAAGGAATGTCGTCTGCTAAACTTTGCATCGACCCGTACGTAAAATCGTGACCTTTGCTGTAGAGATTGTTGTACATATGAAAGATAGTCGGATTGTTAACTAGCCAATCATCTCCGTCGAGCAACATAATAATATCGTCGTCTGCTGCAATATTAAACACATCTACTTGATTATTTGCTGCGCCTTTGCGATGATCGTTTAGCGTTACCGTGACACGATCTTGAATTTCTTGTGGTTGCTTTGCTAATTCTTCTTGAATAATTTTTGTAGTATCATCGTTGCTATTGTCATCTGTTATATAGTGTTGCCAGTTGGTATAGTCCTGTGTCCACACTGACAAGCAGTGATTTCTGATATAGTCTTGTGCATTCCTAACAGGACTTACGACTACAACATTACGTTGATGATTGTATGATATATACTTTTTTCTATCTTCCTTATTGTTAAATCGACGGCCGTATATTCGTGTCACAGATTGATTAATTTCGTCGGCTTGATGATAAGTTTCTACATCAAGAAATTCTCCAAGAATGTTGTAAAAATGTTGTTTCCACTGTATAGCAACCGTGCGCCAGCTGTACACGTCGTCTACTACATTGCAATAGTTTTGTTTTTGTTGTAATAAGTAAGGGTTCCTAACTGCGTCTACAACGGTTTTAACAAATTTCATCGCTTGCTCGGTTTCATTAATGTTGTTAAAAAGTGCATTATTAGTCGACGAGTATGGTATTTTATAGCATGCTGTGTCAATTGCAGTTTCTTCTAGTGCCCCAAATGTGTTTGTTATTATAGGAGTATTATATAATAAACTTTCCAAAGAAGAAATGCCAAATGTTTCAGGGAACGCCGTTGGGTACAGCATCATTGATGCGTTTGCTAAAATTTCTGCAATCTCAAACTGGGGTATTACCCCAGTAAAAGTTACGCCGTTGGGTGCTAATTCTATTAGCTTATTGACCATTAATTCTTGCGCGTCGGGCTGGGCATTATCTCGATGTCTGTAAAATCCCCCAATGCATGTTAAGTGTGCAGATGGTAACGCAATTTTAATGTTTGGCCAAATATTATTTACAAGAGGAATTAATCCCTTGGTTGCACTCGCATTATAAACAAAGTGCATAGGATCTTTTGCGTTTATGTTAACGAAAGGTATATGCTTTACTGCGCCGTTTCTAGTTTGAAAGAATTTATGCTTGAGCATTTCAAAATTTCTTTTGTTTCCGTGGTCACAGCTGGTTACATACCAGCTGTGAAAATCAGATAATGTAAATACTTCGTCAATGTATCCGTGTACTAGCATTGCTTCGAGATCACTGTCACCTTCGCAAAATGTGTCGTGCATCCACAATATGCGTTTTTTAGCAAGCATTGCTATTTTTTCATATTTGTTGCTTGTACGAAATGGTAAAGTAGTGCGCGAACTTATAAAAATATCATACTCTACAGTTGGGCAGTGCTGAGAGTGGTCAATGTATGTCACTCCGTTATAATTACCAGGTGATGCCCGACTGTCAAGACAGTTATTATAAACTGTTACATCAAACCCTAAGTTAGATAACTCTTTGCTTATAAGGATTACTGCAGATTCGCTCCCACCTAACCCTCGGACAGTTAGTGTATCTCCGTCATAGGCTAAGCCTAGTGTGTCAACGATTGCTATTTTCATATTATAACTATACAATTAAATATACCAATTGTCAATCTATATCTTCAGACAGTTTCGCTTAGTAGTTACTTCCATGTTGAACTACTCTCTATTTATGACTAAATTAAAAACCTGTATGTTTGCTCCTGACAAAATCTAAATC